CAAAACAACTTGGTTGTAATTTGACACGCTAGAGGCAAATGAAGCCATAATATTCGTGTCGGAATACCCAAGTGTGCCATAAGCAAATGCGCCTTTATTAGCACTAGAAGAAGTGCTTTGGTTGGCAATATATTGACCAGTTGTTACGCTGGTTGGCAAACTAAGCGTTACTGCGCCAGAAGTTGTAGACGCTGTAATTTGGTTTGTAGTGCCTGAAACCGAGTTTATATATGTGCCAGAAGGCTGTTTATTATTAAATGTATTCCAGTCTGTACTGGTTAAATAGCCGTTGGTTGTGCTATTGGCGGCTGCCATGCTAATTGCAGGGGTTGTGCCACCGCTAGAAACTACAGGTGCAGTACCAGTTACAGAAGTAACGCCTGTGTTTGCAATGCTAATTGAGCCTGACCCATTGGTTACACTAATGCCTGTGCCAGCGGTTAATGTTGTCCTAGTAAATCCTGTGCCATTACCAATGTCCAAAGCGCCATTAGCAGGAGTAGAAGTTAAACCTGTGCCACCATAAGCTACTCCAACAGCATTACCTTGCCAAGAAACTGGGCCTGAAATACTGCTTGAAGAATTAAAGTTTAATGTTGCAGTACCCCAAGAAACTGTGCCAGGCACATAAGAATGGACATCCCAAGTGCCGTTTGTTGTGCCATTAGTCAATAAAATTAAATGGGCAGCGCCACCAGCTTGTAATGCTAATAACGAAGTTGTGCCGTCATGTGCATTTAACTGTACAGAAGAATAGGTAATATTGTTATTAAAGTAATATGTGTCGCCAACCGTTAATGTAGTGGCATCAGGCATATTAAATGTCTGAGAAGTCGTTGTGCCTGTAACTATTTGGTATTGCGCTGAAGCAACAGTTAAATTAATTGGCGTTGCAGAAGACGCTGTAATTGTTGTATTGGGAATAAAATTATTGGCAAATACATTACCATTAGTGTCCTGATATACGCCTTTGGCGGCTGGCATATCACCCCATACTGCAAGCTGACCGCCACCAAAGCTAACTAATGACCCTGCATTGCTAGACGCTAATACTGTCGTTCTAGCCAATGTTCCGCTTCCGACTGTGCCAATACCTACTTCCCAGTTTGTAGTTTGGGTTTCGTAAATACCATAATAGGTAGTATTTCCGCTTCCAATAGCAGACCCAAATGACTGGTAGCCTGTTACAGCACCAGCAAGCGTCAGAGTGCCAGTACCGCTAGTAGTACTTGTTTCCTGGACTCTATCTTTAATAATTAAGGCCATTATTTAGCCTTATTGGTTAGCACGAATAATAGTGCCAGAAGAAATAGAAACAACCTGAGTCGTGTCAATAGAAGTGTTGTTTAGGTTCATGTCGCAACCAGTCAAACCTACTGTGCCGTCCATAATAACGGTAGAGTTATCTGACTTAAATATACGGAAGAATTGCGCTGTACCTGTGGCTACTGCTGTGCCGTTAGCTACTGACCCTAATGTAATAGTACCGTTTGAATCAGTACCAAAAGACCCAGTAACAGTAAGAGAAACCAATAAAGTTTGACTTGTAATTGCAGTATTGGCATTAGCAGGTTGCGTGCCTTGGTAAATGCTAATAATAGCGCCTGAACCAGCATAGGTAATTAAACCCTGTTGTTGGGCATCACGAGTGCCATTTGAATACTTGAGGTTTGAAGACATTAAATAACTCCTTGAATTTTACCGTCAGGGCCACGCACTACTTGTTTTGGGCGGTTTTGGTTTTCGTTAATTGTATTGATTAATTGACCTAAAGTCTGTGTCATTTCTTGGTTGCTCTTAGAAATGGCTTGGGCAATAGGAGCTAATGGGTGTTCCATAGAAGCAGCCATGTCTTCTTCATTCATGTATGCTGTTTCGCCATTGTCATCAGCGGCAGAAATGCGAGCAACTTCAATCTTAGCGCCATTGTTAATGTGGGCTAACAACACTTGAGTATTGCGTTCCATATTCATCTTCATTTGGGCTAATCTTGCTTCCATTTCCATCTCAGCTTGGTTACGCTGGGCTTCTAACTGGAATTTAAGCTGGTTTTCTTGCGCTTGGTACTCTTGTTTAGCCTTTTCAAGTTGCATTTCAGCTTGCATTTTCTGCATTTCTAGCTGGTTTTGAGTTTGCAACTCTTGTTGCTTAGCTTGCATACGCATTTGTTCCAGTTGCATTTCTTGCTGGAGTTTTTGCTGCTCAGGAGAAGGCGGTTTAGGCTGTCCTTCAGCTTGTTTAGCTTGAGTACGCAATTTATCAGCAGTTTCGTCAATTAAACCTTCTAAAGACTTGCCAGCTTTAAAGGCAGTAGCCGCAAATTTAAGCATTTCCATTAATAATGGCGCTAATTCAGGGCTTTGTGTGGCGGCTGGTACTGCTTGTTGCATAAATCCGCCCATTGCCTGCAAGAATTCCATTCTGTCCTGTTTTTCCTGCATTTCGTCTTGGAAAATCATGGAGTCAGAAGTAACTTCAATACGGAAAGTCTTGCTAACTTCGTCTTTTAGCATCTCCAACGCTTTTGGAATTAATGCTTTGTCCTCATCAGACATTTGCATTGCGCCAGAAATCTTAACAATCGTGTCTTCTGTGAAGTGTTTGCAAATAATCTGCGACTTAATAGCAAGCAGCGAGGTTGCGAAATCAACAACAGCGTGTTGCATAGTTTTGAGGCGACCTGCTGCATTGTTTGACTTGATGACTTGTGCGCCAAGCGTTTCATTAGGGTCTGTTTGACCACGCTGAATGTCGGCAATACCCATCAATTCGTAAATTTGACCCTTTACCTGTTCCATTGCTGAGTAGCAAGACATCAATGCTTGTGCAAATGGGGCAATATCGACCAAATCTAATGCACCTTTGAGTCCTTGTTTTTCGGCAAATGCTGTCCAATTCTTTACTGGAATCAATACATTAGACTCGTTGCCTTCAGAAAACAGTCTCTGGAGTTCAGAAGCGGAAGAGTCGTATAAACCACGAATTTTCAACGCACCAATGAGTCCATCAATGCGGTCACAAAGGTCGTCTAACTCTCTTGCTTGGTCTTGGTAAATAGTAAAGTCAGGAATAGGCTCAAGACTGTCAGTAGTCAATGTAGCGTATAAAGGTTTAGGGCAAGGAAAGAAGTTTTCCAACTCTAGTGGGTCTTCTCTTTCATCAAGAATCTTGCCCATTGATTTAGAAATCCATAGCACTTTTCCTGTTTCTTTGTCCCAAATCTCATAAATCTGCGCTTGGTAGGCTTGGTCATCATTCTTGGTATAAGACTTGCCTACTTGTTCAGGCTTAGTGTCTAGTGGAATCTGTTTACCTAATTCCTCGCCAAAGCGTTCTACAAGCGCTGTACGGTTCAAATAGACCTTACGCCATACTGCGGTGACTTCTTCCCATGTACGAGCTACTGTATGCCCAAAATCACGCCAATGGACATAATCTACAGGGCAGCACTCGTATTCAATTTCTTCTTCAACTTCGCCAGGCTCGTTGTCTTCTTCCTCTGGCATTTCACCTTCAAGCGGTTTGCCTACATCGCCTTTGCCTTCAACATAGCTAGGGTCATAGGCTTGTTCAGCGTCAATGGTTTCAGTTAATTCAAAGCCATCTTCAGGTTCTTTTTCGGCTTTTGCCATGAAATGCGGTTCATAACGCACCCATGCTGTGCCACGACCACCTAAAAGACGGTCAGTAACGCAGTTCACCATAGCTGACTTATAGTCGCCATAGTGTTCAATTTCAAACTCTAATGCCCTTTCAAGCATGAGTGATGCTACTCGACCAATAGGGTCGTTATCTCTAAATCTGCGGCTTACATCTGGGCGAGGAAGTCTTGCAAATATCGCTGGAGTAATCGTTTGGACATTTGACCAAAGAATATTAAAGCGTGCATTTGGGTTGGTTTTGTTGCGACTATCGTCTTTGTATTTCTTTAAAATCTTATCAACACGAGCTTCCCAGAGCTTATAACTGCGCTCATAGGACATAATGCGGTTGTACCAATCTTCGTAGCTATGCGCTACCTCGCCTCTTAATTCAGACATAGAAAGCCTTATGAGAAGTTGCCTACAGCAATTACGCTAGAACCTGCGCCAGTTGTTACTTTCCAAGGGCCATTTAATGATTGAGCCTCAATAGTAATAGAATATACGCCTACAGGTGCTACAGGCGGTACTAACAAGTAAGAAGTAGAGCCGTCAATAATAGTAACTGAGCTTGTAGCAGAAGTAGTTACGGTAGCAATAATACGCACTAATGTGTCGCCTACTGCGCCTGAACCGCCTAAAACTTGAGCAGTTGTGGAAGGGGCTACATATTCGTATGTTGTGCCAAATGGTTGTTGTACGCCTGACATTTAAATTCTCCTGTTGTTTGGGGTGTTTTTAATAGCCCACATATCGTTTAAAGTTACATCTGTTTCGCCCACAAACAAGCCTTTAATAGGCTCATCCTTGGTCATTATCTTTTCTTCCACTCGCCAAGCAACCGCTGCCATTCGCAGAGCATCGCAAGCATGACTTGTCCAGTCGTGCCGAGGCCTGTCTCTAAAGACTTTTCTATCTTCGTCATATTCTCTTTGATACTGTCGTAATGACTCGATACCATCCTGACACCTTTCTGCGTCAAACCAAGACCTCATCAGCGCCATACGAGTTGCTTGAATTCCGTCTTGAAGTCCTAAATTTGGGACAATTTTCATTGATTCTAACGGAATTTTAACAGAAAGTTGTTCAATTATTGACTTTCCACCACTTGCTAGAGTTTTTGCCCTTGCATCATGGGGCAGATAATGTATGCCATATTCATAACCAAACTCTGCTTGTTTCGCTTGAATGAGTCCTGTATAAAAAGGGACTGGCTGACCATTGCTGCCGTGGTAATCAAGAAAGCGCAATTCGCCTCTGACAACTTGCCACCACCAAATGCTTGTATCGTCTGAATAGCCTAAGTCCCAGCTTGTATTAACTTTATACATAGGGTCGTAATCAACCTTGGTAACTCTTCCACCATCTGTAAGTTGGCGCATTTCTTTACCGTAGTAAGCGCCCAGAATTGCCGACTCAAAGTCACATTCAAACTCTTGCAAGTATTGGTCTTGCGTCATGGACTTGGCGGCATCTTCCAACTCTTCTGGTGGCAATAAGCCAGTCTGACTAGCCCTTAGGGTCTTGGCATACCACCTATCATCGTTGGTGGCATTGTTATATATATCCCAGAATGCGTTATGACCCTTAGGCGTTCCAATGAAAACTGCCCAACCGAGTCTGTCTGCCAGCAAAGGCCGAATAATCTCGCCCCAAATACGAGGGCGCATATCTGCATACTCATCTAGCACAATCCCATCAAGGTATAGACCACGAAGAGAGTCAGCATTATCAGCACCAAAGAGCCTAATTCTCGCCCCATTTATTAATTCCACCCATAGTTCAGATTGATTAGCTTTAGCCATTACAGGCTTACTAAACCTTAACAGGTAGTCCCAGGCAATATTCTTAGCTTGGCTGTAATATGGTGCAACATAGGCATATCTGCCGTCTTCTTTGCCCTCAATTAGTGCCTTGTATATAAGGTCATTAATGCAAGAAACAGTTTTACCGCAGCGTCTATGCGCTACGATGACTGCCCAGCGTTGTTGTCTTTCGTGGAAATCTAAAAATACTGACCTGGGCTTGTAATCAAGCTCAATCTCTATTTCTTCCAAGTAACCACCATGCGTTGTGGGGCTTTCTCATCACCAACTAATTCAGTACGAGCCAACTTAGGCACATGAAATTCAGCCACTTGCATCAAACAATCGAATGCTGCTTTAGGGCCAAGTTTTTCATTGGCGGCTATATCATCAAGCCATTCTTGCAATCTTTCAGCATTGTTATCAACAAAGTTAGCAAAAGCCAATCTTGCAATTCCTGTGGCTTTATTTGGCGTTCCAGCCTGTCTGCCGCCTGTTTTAGGCAAACCTTTAGGCTTACCACTATTTGGTCTAGCACCGCCTCTACGCTCTTTTTTTGCAGGTTTTTCTACTTTAGATTCCATATAAACTCAAGTGTTTGATTTATAAGGGTTTTAGTATATCAGTCTTTTAACTTGTTTACTTGTTCTTCAATTAACTCTTTGCGAGTCAATGGTTTGCCATTTTGTTTAAGAATTTCAACAGTAGAAGGTTCAAAAGACACATAATTGTGTGTGCCACCGCCTGCGCCTTGCTTTATTTGGAAGTTCTCATATTTATTGCCCTTAAT